TCTTGTCTCCATCCTTCGGTGCATCTACCAATACTCCTACATGACCAAAAGAAATCGCTACTCTGGCAACATTGTACAAAAATATATTTAGATCATTACCCTCAAGGTCAACATCAAACAACTGCTCTCTTACTAAATCACTAACATCATCTAATCTAATTGGCTTTCTAACCAACATACCTGACAGCATCTTCTCAATACGCTGCAAATAAGGAACAACAGTGGATCTACTTAACCTAACGTCATAACTATCATCTGTTTCTCTTGCCTCCTGTGGTAAATACTTTCTATGCTCACTCCTGACTTTATATGTTCCTTCTTTTAAGTCTGCTATCAGATCCCAGAAATTAGCCATCCTTTGATAGGCTGCATTTGGGCTTGCAACTGTTGTAGGAGCTACAGTTATCGGTTGATTGTAGATATTTAGTGAGCTATACACAGTTTTGCCTCAATAGTACCATGTTCTTAATATATTCTAATCCCTGTAGGTCTGCCCGCACGAGCAAATAATGGATTGAACTCTCTCCAGATTAAATAACCCACAGCATCAGCCATGTGGTCATAACCAGACTCTTTATCTGGTTCTCCCTTAGTGTTGTAGCTCTGGAGTTCCATTGACTCTATTAGCTTTCTGCAACTGGCATGGATTTGTAAACGGCTTTCCCCTTTGCCGTTACATAGTAAAGCCTGTACGGAAGAAACCCTATCTCTGACTGGCGGGTTGGAACGAGGGCTTTGATTACTGAAGCCATATCCCTCCAGTATGGCAATATCAGTTTGCGAGCTGTTTGTACTCCTGTTTCCACCACTTGCATCTGGGTAAACGTATATCTTGTTCATACCATATCTGGACTTGATGGTTTGTGCTAGGGAATCAGTATCGTGAGAACCACTAATCTCATCAAATATTAACAATTTTTGATCTTGGACAATGCCAATGACTGCGTTCATGTTGCCTATGTTGAAGTCAAGACCAACTCTTAATGGTTCTAGGCCAATATCAGGTTTAACATTAGTAACATTATTTTCTCTGGTAAAGCGATCATAGACTTGACCTGTTGTTAGATTTACAAACTCTCCATTGAGATATGCCTGTAACATTGATGGGTCATAGTTGGCTTGCATACGTTCAATAAAGTCATCAGGCAAATGTGGATTGTCCTGAGTCCTCATCTTGATTAGCTGCCTATCGGTTCTTTCTTTTGCTTCATCTGTACCAAAAGTGTTATATAACCAGCGAAATCCCTCTGGTGTACTGGCTGCACAAAACTGGCGAACATTACCAGCCCTTAGTCGTCCAAGTATTTTAGGGAAAGCCTTAGAAGCTATAACAGGACTAACAACGTCTATTTCGTCCACCAAAACGTGTGATAAATTTAAGCCTATGATCCGACTCCAGTTTTCAAAGGATCTACAAAGTAGTTTGCTATCACCTTCTTTGAAGTGCATTGTATATTCTGGAAGCGGACTAGCCCTAAAGGTATATGGGATTTCATACTGTTCAAGAAACAACTCAAAGTCTGTTTGCCATATGTCACGAATAAGCGGAGCCGTAGGTTCCATAACAGCACCAATAAATCCAATATTCTGGGCTGCTAATTTTACTGCCATACTGCACAAAGCCCTAGTTTTCCCTGCTCCATATCCAGCACTTAGTCCTACTATTTCATTCTGGTTATCAAAAAACTGTTGCTGCGGTGGATGTAAGTCAGCCCTGATCCGATCTAATAACTCATCAGTATCAATATCAGTGTAGTGACTACCTACATGATCAAGAACAGATCCTTCTCGATTAAGGATGCTCAAGTCATCACCTGACCGACCTTTGCCATTGAGTTTATACAACCTAAAGCAACTGTAAGTTGACCTGATTTCCTAGCTTCTTTTGCCAGTGATGCGTACTGAGCTAAAACTTCCGCAGTAAATTGTCTCCTGTCTATATCAAAATCTTTCTTTAAAATCTCTCTGGCATCATGTAAGTAGTTTTCTACAGTCCTTATTGAAACACCCCACTCATCCGAAGCAATCTGTATTATCTCTGATCTAGTAGTACCAGTAGACAAAAGTTTAGCTACTTTATTAACTCTAAAAGCATGTTCATTCTTATTGGTTCTGCCGTTGGCCACTATGGGAATATTGTTTTATTTATTCTAAATGTAGCGTCAATCGTTAGTTTTTGTCGATTGTTCCTCTATTTGTTTAAGTATTCTATCTCTTACAGTTGTCCAAAGTTCGTGCCTTTTTGGAATATCTTTTACACTAATACCTTTTGCAGTAAAAACTTTTTTATCAATCTTTATCATGTAGTCTGATGCTAGTAAACAAGCTGACATTGCTAAATCAAGATCATGTTTTGATATTAAAAATTTGTCTTTCATGTCTTTCATGGTAATAAATTTCCTTTAGTGTATTTTTCTTTAGGTCTTGGCTTCTGCCAATGTCTAACACCATTAATAATTCTGTAGTGTTGTTTTTGAAGTGGATCGTAGACTGTTATGTGATTCATGGTTTTTGTTTTTCCCAATTGCGGATTAGTAGTAAGAGGTCATCAATACGTTTTCTAGCTGCGGCTATGCGGTCAGAATTGAATTGATTAAAGTTTTTGTTTTTCATAGTTATGGATGGTAAAACTCTCCATAAATTTCTTTACCTTTTTTATCTCTAGCTTCAATAGCTGCCTCTAAAGTAGGAAACGAACCAAGATGATGACTTTTATTCTTTTGACTTATACAAACCATATAAGGATTTAAAGGTTGTCTGTCCATGAATGTAATTGATTTATGTCCAGAAGAATTATTGCTTCCTCTTTGCCTGTTGGAACTATTTTGCTGAACAGTAGCTTTTCTTAAGTTTTCAAAAGAGTTGTCAGTTTTATCATGGTTAATATGATCAACTTCATAAGGGTGTGGATCTTTACCAGTATGAAGTAAGAAAGCAAGTCTATGTGCGGCATAACTCTTGTTATCAATAGAAATATATCTATAACCAGTAGAAGTTATTTTTCCAGCAACAGTATCTTTAATTTTATTATTACCACGATTAGTTTTCCAAAAGAAAAAACCATTTTTGGGGTTGTATTTTAAAATTTGATCAACTAAATCAAAAGAAGGAAGTTTTTTAGCTCTGCAAAACATTATTTATTACCTCTTTTACTATCTTTAAGACTTTGTGCCAATTTAGGATTAAATCCAGCTTCAAGAATAGCTTTTTTAGTTTTCTTAGGATCGTACATATATCTGTGATGGTAATGATTTCCAGCAAAGTAGTGTTCACCTTTTTTTAAAACACCTAAAAGTCTATATCTTTTAATTGTTGCATCAGCAATGTCTAAAATTTTTGCTGTTTTCATGTGATTATATAAACCTTCTTTCGCATAATCTTTAGTACTTTTTTTATTTAAATATTTTGAATAGTCAGTAGCAACATAATTAGCAGGTTTAATTAAATTATAAAATTCTTGTATGACCAAATCACAATTATTCATTTTGTGCATAAGTTTACCTTCCCACTTGCCAGATTGTAATTGCACGAGTAATTTATATCTTTTTTGTACTTCAGAGTGAGTAAACGAATATGCACAACGGTATTTGCGTCCAAAATGAGTTACCTCATATCCATGAAGTCTCGAATGTAAAAATCTTTCAAGGGAAATTTTCAAATATTTTATTTTAATTTCAATCCATTTATCAACATCAGTTTTCTTCCAAAACCAACGAGAAATACCTAAATGAACAGATTTGTCATTAACTTTTCTTATAGGTTCTGGAAATTTTCCATCTCTGGTCATTTTAGCAAGGTATTCAACAGAATAACCTGTAAGTTTAGAAATATCATTTGCAATATATTCATCTTCTTTCACTTCATTTTCTGGGATAAATTTTATTGTAGGGCCAGTAATTTGAAATTCTTTTTTAAGAATAAGTCTTATCCATTCTCTAGAACAATCAAACTTATCACCTATTGCTTGAAGAGAATAACCTTCTTGCCTCATCTGTAGAATTGTTTGATTCTTTTTTTGTTTTAGTTCTTGCTTTTGTTCTAAATATTCTTGAACTGTTGGTGAATTGTAGTTTTTCATAATGATTTGATAGCGAAGTTTGATAGTTGATCTTTTACTTTTTGCACTTCTGTTGGAAGTATAGTTTTTTGGTTTTTGATGTTTTCTTTAATAACCTTATTCATTAGCTTTGCAGTTTTAGCCCAGCTATCTTTTCTCATGGTATGGATTTCTCTTACAATATCCATGTCAATATTGACACCATAGTTATTTCTTATAGTGCCATCTGAATCTCTAAAACCATGCTTGATGATTTGACCATCAATATCGGTCTGAGCATTGGCTGAAGCACAATAGCATATGAGAGCTAAATCATGTCCACCACAACGTTTTCCTTGATCATCAATGTCATAATCAGGCATATGGTTGTTTATTAACCCATCAGAGTTATGAATTATTCCTGTATCGTTACAGGCATAACAGATGTGGATGGGTGCATTGAAAGTGACCTCACGATCAATAGCGGATCTTTTATAATTTTTCATTTTAGTTGTGCTTGCCATTCAGGAGTTTCAAAAACTTTTACACAATGTGTATGAATTTTCTTTTTTACATTACTAAGCTTTTTACTCTCTTCTTCCCACTCAAAACTATATTGAAGATTTCTTATGTAATCATCTGAGTCTTGATCTTGTTCTTTTAACTGATCTTTGATTTCAAGTATTGAATCATCAATAGTTTCAATTTTTTCATCAAGTAGATTTTTAAAGAGAATACACTCTTCAGTCGTAATAGATAAATTCATGGGGTGTCAAAAAGGGGTGTTTTTGTGTTTTTTAAATGTAGTGGGTTTCTTAACGGCTGTCAATAGGTATTGTTCAAATTGACCATTTTTGATGTAACGAAAACAATCAGGAAACAATGGAGTGAAGTTATCATTCTTTAATTGCTTTGATCTTGCCCTTA